ATCAACAGAGCCTGTAATGAGCTGGCCATTTATACCAATGCCTTTGAACCCAAGATTGTATTCAAGCGCGAGGCCATAGCTGACCGAGGCATCTGGGTGGCCAAGAAGCGATATGCTCTTAATGTATATAACAACGAGGGTGTTAGCTATGCCGAACCTAAATTAAAGGTCATGGGCCTGGAAATTGTTCGTTCAAGTACTCCCGAAGCTATTCGCAATGTATTAAAAGACGCAGTCCGGGTTGCCATTACCAGAGATGAAGCAGCCCTGCAGGCATTTATTACCGAGGCCAAGAAAGAGTTCTTGAAATTAAGTCCCGAAGACATAGCATTTCCTCGTGGTGTGAATGGCATGAGCAAGTATCAGAGTTCGTCTCAGATCTATGCCAAGGGTTGCCCTATGCATGTGCGTGGAGCATTATTGTATAATTATTATCTCAAAGAATTCAACATAACCAACAAGTATGAAAGCATTGGCGAAGGAGATAAGATTAAATTCCTGTATCTGAAAACTCCGAACAGCATCAAGGAAAATTGCATAGGATTCATAGGTCGAATTCCAGCTGAATTTCAATTGACAAACTACATAGATTATGATACAATGTGGGATAAGGCATTTATTGAACCTCTGAATGGTATCATCGAAGGCATGGGCTGGACCACCAGTCCGCAAGCAACTTTAGCAGGATTATTTAGTTAGGAGATGTTATGAAAGTAGAATTTGAATTAAATCATTATAATGTAAGCATGATCAAAAGCGGTTTTAGAATCGCTGCGGGTATTGTGCTAATGATTCAGTTTTTTGTTACGGCTGGATTGTTTTTGATTGTAGCTGAATTATTGGGCATTTTAGAAGAAATGGTCGAAGAAAAAACCGAGGAGAAAGCATGAGTTTATTAGACAAATTACAGAAGAATAGTACTATTAAGGATACTGACGTCCTGGCCGATAGTAAATTTTTCGGCAGCAAAGACATGATTCAGAGTCCAGTGCCCATGATTAACGTAGCCTTAAGTGGTAAACTAGATGGTGGATTGACACCTGGACTGACTGTGTTCGCAGGTCCCAGCAAGCATTTTAAGACAGCCTTTGCACTCATGCTGGCAAAAAGCTATCAGGACAAGTATCCTGACGGTGTAGTTTTATTTTATGACTCGGAGTTTGGTAGTCCACAAAGTTACTTTGAAACTTTTGGCATTGATACCAAACGTGTACTGCATACTCCTATTACGGACGTGGAGCAATTAAAGCACGACAGCATGGCGCAGTTAAGCAACATTGAGAGAGGTGACCATGTCATGATCATCATTGACTCAGTTGGGAATCTGGCTAGTAAGAAAGAAGTAGAAGATGCACTCGAAGGCAAGAGTGTAGCTGACATGAGCAGAGCTAAACAGCTCAAGAGTTTATTCCGCATGGTAACGCCGCATTTAACCATCAAAGACATTCCCATGGTTGTGGTAAATCATACCTACAAGGAAATTGGCATGTTCCCTAAAGATGTTCTGTCAGGTGGAACTGGTATCTATTACAGTGCAGATAATATCTTTATCATTGGCCGCCAGCAAGAAAAAGACGGAACCGATGTCATTGGATATAACTTTATCATTAATGTTGAGAAGAGTCGGTATGTTCGAGAAAAGAGCAAGATTCCAGTTGAGGTAACCTATGAAGGTGGTATTAGCAAATGGAGCGGATTATTGGATGTTGCACTCGAAGGTGGATTTGTAGTTAAACCTAGCAATGGCTGGTACAGCCACAAGGGCGAAGAAAAGAAATATCGCATCAAAGAAACCTATAGTAAAGAATTTTGGTTACCCATACTAACCAAACAGGAGTTTAGAGACTATGTTGAAACAAATTACAAGGTCAGTTCGACAAATCTGGGGCAAGATCTCGGGGCCGATGATATCGAAGCAGCGTACGAAGCAGCCGACACCGACCTATGAGTTCATAGAAGACGCCATAGACGATACCACACACATACACATTACCAGCGGTAAGGCCGCTGGTGTTGTTTTTAGATATGGTCGAGTACGATTCGAAGAAGTTGCTGGTCATTTAAAAGTAAAGTTTGGATATACAGCCATACGTAATCCAGAACTATTGACAGATGCTGTATTAAAGCCTATAATAATAACTATACTAGATGACATTTTAATCAAAGAGAATGCTAATGGATAGAATTGAAAAGACCATACTAAGGAACCTGGTGCATGATGAAGTCTACATGCGTCAGGTTGTTCCTTTTTTACGGCCTGAATATTTTAACAATGCTGATGCAGTTGTTTATAGACTCATAGCAGAGTTCATAGACAACTACAACAATTGTCCTACTACTGAGGCTCTGGACATAGCTCTGCAGAAAAAGAATCTAAATGAACTGGATTTTAAATCTGCAGCTGAGCTAATCAAGGATCTGGCCAAGACCGAAGTAAATGCCGATTGGCTAATAACAGAAACAGAAAAATTTTGCAAAGACAAGGCGGTATATAATGCCATACTTAAAAGTATTGAAATCATTGATGGGCGCGATAAAAAACACACCACAGAAGCCCTACCCAGTATTCTACAAGAAGCCCTGGGTGTTGGATTTGATAATAGCGTGGGGCATGATTATATCAATGACGCTGCTAGTCGGTTTGATTTTTATCACAGGGTGGAAACTCGCATTCCATTTGATTTAGAATTCTTCAACAAGATTACCAATGGCGGTATGCCCAACAAGACGCTGAATGTAGTCCTGGCCGGAACCGGTGTGGGTAAAAGTTTGTTCATGTGTCATGTTGCAGCATCATGTCTGAGTCAGAATAAAAATGTCCTGTACATTACCATGGAAATGGCCGAGGAGCGCATAGCCGAACGTATCGATGCCAATCTCATGAATCTGGACATGGATCAGCTGCATGACCTGCCCAAGACCATGTATGACAATCGCATAGACAAAATCAAGGACCGCACTCAGGGTCGATTAATCATCAAGGAATATCCAACAGCTGGTGCACACTGTGGACACTTTAAGGCTCTGTTAAATGAACTCAGTCTCAAGCAAAGTTTTCATCCAGACATCATCATTGTGGATTATTTGAATATCTGTACCAGCTCAAGAATCAAACAGGGAGCCGGCGTAAATAGCTATACCTATATCAAGGCCATAGCCGAGGAGCTACGAGGACTGGCAGTTGAAACCAATGTGCCAATTTTAAGTGCCACACAGACTACCCGAGGTGGATATGGCAATACCGATGTTGAATTAACTGATACTTCTGAAAGTTTTGGTCTGCCAGCCACAGTAGACTTCATGTTTGCACTCATAGCCAGCGATGAAATGGATGAGCTAAATCAGCTCATGGTCAAACAGTTAAAAAATCGCTACAATGATCCAACCAGCAATCGTAAGTTTGTCATAGGCGTGGATCGAGCAAAAATGAAGTTGTATGATGTAGAAGCCAGTGCTCAGCGTGGGCTTAGTCAGAGTGGACAGAACCCTGATTTAGACACCAAGTTTGGCAGTGGCATACGAGCCAGCAAGGACTACAGCGATATAAAGTTTTAGATAAATATTTGATCTAGGGGGGATCGTGTATCTTGCAGAGAAAATAGATCGCAGATTATTAGAGCTCGAGTCAAAATGGACTGGACGCATGCGTAAATCTACGATTGTTCGACAACTGCAAGAAGCCGTAAAGCCCTTTGGTGCCATAGTCCTCTGGGAAAAGAATCCCAGGCTTAGAGTCAAGGATTACTGGATCAAGGCATTCTATTACTGGAATCGTCGTAATCAGCCCGTTGAAGTTATCTGGGAGTTCTCAGCCAAGAGCCCATATTTTAACTGGGACACCATCAACGTACGTCATACGTTATTTTTGCTAAGTCAGGCCATACAGCATGAACTCATACATAAGAGTCAGTTTGCCCGACGCGATCCCGACAATTATAAGTTTGATTATTATCAGCCCATAAACCATCGTAAGACTGGCGCTGCCAAAGAGCACCTGGAATACCTAAGCATGTTTGATGAAATGGATACTTTTGGCCATGACATAGCCATGGAAATTTGCTACCATTATCCTAAACAAGACCCTTATGAAGTATTACGCACCATTAAAAACCGTAAACTCATAACCAGCTGGGGCTATTACAAAAAGGCATTCAAAGGGCTCAAATGGAAAGCAGTTCACGACCGCGTTCTTAAAAATGCACACAAATGGTTACCCTATGTAACCGTCATGGAGAA